GACCCTCGCAATAAGAAGAGAAAGAAGATCAGAGAAGATTTGGGGGGCGCCGATGCAGGCACAGATGCCGCAGCGTTTCAGACCTATGGTGAAGATGAACCAAAGACCACCACGACTATCAAGCAATTAGTGAGGGCTAAATACAAGCGTCGGGTGTTATAATTATTATGGAGTGATTATGTCTCAAGTGGATATGGTGATCGGTGCAGTCACAGGTTATAAGTGGGATCAGATCAAGCATTGGGTGAACTCCTTGGATCGTTCCGGGTTCACAGGTGCTAAGGTCGTCATTGCTTATAATATGGATTATGCGACTCTTGAGCAGTTGCAAAATAGAGGATACAACGTCCTCGCGTTTGCCAAGGATGACCACGCCTTGCGCGTTACCTACCCCAAACAGGACTTCGCTATTGTTGTCGACCGTTTCCTTCACTACTATCTCATGTTGGATAATCCAGAGAATCGTCAAAAGATTCGTTTTATTGTCGCCACTGATATGCGTGATGTGGTTTTTCAGCGCAACCCCTCAGACTATTTGGATGCTGTGGACCTCCGTGCGGTGGACCTCCTTGTATCCTCCGAAGGTATTGCCTACCAGAATGAACCCTGGGGCGCCAATAACCTTCTCCAATCCTTCGGCCCAATCATGTACGAACGTCACAAGAATAACACCATTATCAATTGTGGTGTGATTGCTGGACGTTTCGGTGCATTCCTCGGTTTGAGTAAGTCTGTGTATCTCCTCTCTCATGGCACCACACAACATGTGCCTGGTGGTGGAGGACCAGATCAGGCCGCGTTGAACCTGCTCCTTGCCACGGATGTTTACGATCATATCACTGAGGTGTCCGATCATGCTCACCCATGGGCGGCCCAACTTGGCACTATGATGGACCCAAGCAAACTCGCTGCCTACAGCCCCTTCCTTGTCGAACCGTCTCCTCGTTTTAATGTTGAAACTGGTTTAGTTGAGACCCGAGCCGGACTTCCATTCACCATCGTTCACCAATGGGATCGTGTTCCCGAAGTACGGGAAGCGGTTGAAAGGTTATACGCATGAGCCCAGCCACCGCACCTGAACCAGAAGAACAGTCAAAAGTTCCTGCAAAGGTCGATCATCGTCCTCGCCGTATTCTCTTTGTGGTCCATCGCTATGCCCCCTATCCAGGTGGGTCAGAGAATTATGTGAGGGACATGGCAGAAGAGACTCGGGCCCGCGGCCACCATGTCGCGGTATTCGCCGGAGAACATATGGGTAATCTTAATGGAGTTATCGTTTCCTCGGAGCCCATGATCCTCAGAGAACATTGGGATTTGATCGTGGTACATGGTGGGGATGTGGGCATCCAGAATTTTGTCCTCGCCAACGCAGACAAACTCGGTGGACCTGTGCTCTACATGTTGATTATGCCCTCACACTCTAAGGAATGTGTGGGTGCTCTCCATCGTGCCACGTACATTGGATGTTCCACGTTGGCAGATTGGCGCCATGTGCAATCCTATAATGCTCAGGATCGTGCTGTACGTGTCCGTCATGGGATAGATCATCGTATGTCTATTGGGAAGCCAGGGTTCCGAGAGAAGTACGGGATCACCACACCGTACATGTTCCTTTCGTCTGGTGGTTACTGGCCGAACAAAGCCTTTGATGAATTGATTGGAGTGTTCCAGGATACCATGAGAACGGACGCCACGTTAGTCCTGACAGGATACGACAATCGCTTTGGTATTATGCCGAAGGAGTCTGAGTTTATCAAGCCATTTCTTTTCTCTGACCGGCAGCAAATGCTTAACGCACTCCTGGATGCTGACCTCTACATATTGAATAGTTACTCGGAAGGATTTGGATTGGTGCTCTTAGAATCCATGCTGAATATGACACCTTGGGTGGGGCGTGAGATTGCAGGTGCCGAACTTATGCGTGAGTATGGACACACATATAAGACCCCAAAGGAATTGGAATTATTTCTCAAGTTGTATCGTGGCACCTCAGGGACACACCTCCTTGAAGCACAGAAGTACGTGATATCCACGCACCTCGTTTCACATACCGTGAGCGATATTTTGCGAGTATTGGCAGCCGTATGAACCTCACATTTGGTATCATGACAACCTACGATAATGTCCCTCAGTTGAATGAGGTGATTGCGTCAATTAAGGCACTCAATGCCCCTGATGTTGAGATCATCGTTGCAGGTTCCTACAATAACAATCCGTGGACCGGGGTAAACCCATCAGTCAAACAAGTCCTCACGCACGGATGGACACCAGTGAAGAAGAATCTGGTTGCTAAAGTGGCCCGACATGAGAACCTCGTCTTGATCCATGATTACTACCTTTTTGATAAGGACTGGTACGAACGATGGGATGCGTTTGATAGGTTGGTTCGTCGTTGGGATATCGCCTCGAACCCACAATATCTTATCACAGGCAAGAGACACTTCACTGATTGGGTTATTTGGGATCACCCAACTCTTCCTCGCTACCATTCCTTGGATTATCGTGACTGGTTGAATACCCAATACCAGTATGTCAGCGGTGGGTATTTCCTAGTCAAGCGAGATTTCCTGAGACAATATCCCTTTGATGAACGAATGCAGCCAGGGTCTGCCGAGGATGTCGAGTGGTCGTTGCGTGTCCGACACCGAGGAGTCATGGTCTGTAACCCTTTAGCCACCGTGCGCCACAATAAGGTACATAGAGATGCAAAATAAATTGGTGATTTTTGATTTGGATGGTGTGTTAATTGACAGTCGTGTGATGCACTTCAATGCGTTGAATCAAGCCTTGAATGACCTCAACCATCGTTTCGCCATTTCATGGGATGAACACCTGGCAAAGTATGATGGTTTGCCTACCACGAAGAAACTTCTCCTTTTAACCGAAGAGAAGGGACTCCATGCTGATTTCTACGATCATGTATGGAAAGCCAAGCAACGATATACCGAAGAACTCTACGACAATATCCAAGAGAGCCAAACTATTCAAACGATCTTCGCCCTCCTCAAATTGGATCAGATTCAGATTGCCGTCGCGTCCAACAGCATTCGTAAGACGATGGTAAAAGCCTTGCTCCAACTCGGCGTGATGGATCAGGTGGACTACTTTGTGAGCAACGAAGAGGTGAGACACCCAAAGCCATTCCCTGAAATGTATTGGAAGTGCATGACGGCACTCAAGACGGACGCCCACCACACGGTTATTATAGAGGATTCCCATATTGGCCGCGAAGCCGCGCTTGCCTCCGGCGGACATTTGATTCCTGTGCGCGATCCGGGGGATGTTACGATTGCGCTTGGAGAACAGATTTCAGATTACTTCAAAGGGATTACCAGACCATCCATCCCTTGGCGCAATCAAAAGATGAACGTATTGATTCCAATGGCTGGTCATGGCTCGCGCTTTGCTCAGGCAGGTTACACCTTCCCGAAGCCTCTCATTGAAGTGAACGGCAAACCGATGATTCAGGTTGTAGTGGAAAACCTCAACATTGAAGCCCACTACATATTCATTGTACAGAAGGAACACTTTGAGAAGTACCAACTCAAGTACATGTTGAATATGATTGCACCTGGCTGTGATATCATCCAGGTGGATGGGGTGACCGAAGGGGCGGCTTGCACGACCCTGCTTGCCTCGCATTTGATTGATAACAACGATCCTCTCCTCATTGCCAATTCCGATCAATTTATTGAGTGGAACGCCAATGAATGCCTCTATGCGTTTACCGCAGATGGCATTGATGGTGGACTCCTTACATTCAAGTCTGTCCATCCGAAGTGGTCCTATGCTCGCCTGGATGATAATGGATATGTGGCAGAAGTTGCCGAGAAGCGTCCAATCTCTGATATTGCCAGTGTGGGGGTCTACTACTGGAAGCACGGACAGCATTATGTGGCGTTTGCCAAGCAGATGATTGACAAGAACATCCGCACCAATAATGAATTTTATGTGTGCCCGGTGTTCAACGAAGCCATTCAAGGTGGGTTGAAGATTCGCGTGAAGAACATTGAAAAAATGTGGGGGCTTGGAGTTCCCGAAGATTTACAACATTTCTTGGAGCATCATCAGTGAAAACCATCGTAGAAGTCGGGGCGCATGAGGGATTTGAGACAGAGAATTTT